ACGAGCCAAAGGATTACCATGACCCACGATGAATTGCTAGAAAAGATAAATAGTTTTATTTGTTTAGGTTCACACGAAATAGGCCTTCGCGCAGTAGTGGAATTGCATAAGCCTTTAAGCGACAAAATGCAGTTTTGCATGGAATGTAAAGGTCAATACAACAATGAGCCAGATGTGGTTGCTTGGCCTTGTCGCACCATTCAAGCGATTGAGAAGAGTTGGCGTGAAAGCTAAGCCAAGCGAGATTAAGAAGATGGCTGCCCTGCTTGAAGAGGATGCAGAGTCAAGCGAGGATATGGCTAAGCGCGTCTGGGAACTGGTCGAGGAACTGACTGCCCAACGTGAGCAATGGATGGCTGTAGCGATCTATCCAAGCCTTAAAACAGCTATTGCAGTCGGTCCATATAACACTGTCAATAACTTGCGTAAGGATTACGGCAAGCATGTTTTGTCAGTTGACGATAGTTATGGCATAATAGCCAAGGTACGCGACCCGTCATCGCCTACTGTATAACAGATAAGCCCCGCGTCATTCCTGTCCGCGGGGTTTATTTATGCCCGTGGGTTGGCGTTATCAGTAGAGTAAAAGCCAGAGCCGTTAAACTTCACTGGTGGGCTAGAGTAAGTGCGACGCATAGCAATGCCGCAACATTGCGGGTCAATAGCTTCTTCAAACATTGAACGCTCAACATCTAGCTCGATATTGCATACACTGCAACGATATTCATATGTAGCCATTACTCTTTGCTCCTTGCCCACGGGTCCTGCCCGCCTAGTTCCTTTACCAACCGGCGCAACGCGCCTTTGATCTTACGCTCAGCAGACGAGCGTGATACTTCTAGCGTTTCAGCGACCTTTTCATAGGTCATTTGCTCAACATACTTCATGTGCAAAATCAGCTGATCGTCCGGTTCTAAGCGCTTTACGCCCTTGCGCACATCAATGACCGAGATGATGTAGTTACCGCCCTCAGAAGGCGCTCCACCCCCGCTAACGCGCTCTCCAGCAGGGTTGCTGGTAGGAATGACAGATTGCCAGACAAATGGCAGGATAGTTTCAAGCATCTCTGGTGAGTAGTACGCCTCATCCCGAGTTTCGTAACCTACCGCTTGCGCTTTAGCCCTGCGACAATACTTGTCAGCATGGCGTTGCAGAGTTTTGGCAAGCAGGTTAACACCAGACTTGTAATCTTCAGTACCTGGTTCATGGTCAAGCCACTCTTTACATTTACCTTCACGCCGTAAGACCCAGACGATAAGTTCTTGTTTAACATCCGCAATGTCAAAATACGTGTGGTAACGCTTGTGGACTTGGCGGGCGACTGTGCCGGCAATCTCTTGCGCATCTTCAAGCCAACTCAATTCAAATCTCCTGGATCATGCAGTGCGCTCTGCGGTACTGCGTAGCAAGGCACAGGCATTTTCTCGTCCCAGAAATGATCCTGCTTACCTTCCCAGCCCCATAGCCAGCCCACAATGGTTGCTTCATAATGACCATCAATTGTTACAAAAAAATACTTGCGATCTTCTGGATCTTTTTTCTGGAAAAGCAGCTTGCCGTATGAGTAGGCAGTTGATCGAACTTCATGTCCGCCAACATCGCCTTCTTTGCGATCAGCAAAGAGTGTGAATGGGTAGCGATCCATCCAACGAGCTACTGCAATCTCAGCCAGTACGCCGTTAATCTCACGGGCGATAGCCTCTGGCCATGACTTGCTAATGTTTGACCAAGAACTGCCGTTGTCGCGGTTAAAGTTGTAACGCTCAACTGCTTCGATGGTTGAGTAGGTTACATCGCCAATGCTTAGGGGAACGATAATGCTCATTTTTGCCTCATTAAGTATGCGATCAAGCGCATGATGATATGTTTGCTCTCGAAGTAGCCCAGTTTGGTATTACAGTTATTGCATAGCAACCCACGCACATGACCGGTAACATGGTTATGATCGACCGATAGCGGGTGGATCTTGCCGTTACGCCCATGGCTTTCGGGTTGCTCGCAGATGGCGCATAGGCCATTCTGTTGCTCAAAGATTGCTTCATACTCTTCAATGGTAATTCCATAGCGATGCATGAAATTATGTTTGCGCTTTAACTCATACGATGCAGTCACGATGCGCTCTTATCTTTATCAAGTATGCGAATTGCCCAGTCAAGTCCGTGATTAAAGCCATCCATCCATTCGTAATCTTTGTGATCCAATGGAACTGATGTTTTAGCATCTTCAATCTTCTGCCTTGCCTTGGCAATATCCTGACTCATTTCGGCCAAAGCCCGCGTTCTACCATCAGGGCGATGATGGCATAGTTAGCCATGTCCTTGAACGAGTCTTCAATCGATTCATGGTTTGGCTCAATGCCATTGCCATAAAGGTGCTTGAGTCGCTCGAACTTATCCCCAATGCGCACAAGTAGACCATTGATGGGTCCGCCGTAGGCATTGTTAACATTACCTGGGCCATAATCCTCTTGCTTGCTAATGAGCAGGTTACCAAGATCGTCCATAATTGCCCAAACATCTGCGGCAAAATCACGTTCTTTAGTCATTGTGCTCCTTTGCTGGGTTTACGTAATGGTAATTTTTGTCCGATTCGTCCAATTGGTATAAGAATAACATATTGTTTCCCTCTGCGTCGTGCATCACATATTGCACTTCATCTAAGATCCAGTACGCCATAGATACACGCCCGCCATCTAGCGGTCCGCCTATGAAATGCGGATCATAATACTCGGTCATGGCTCCTGGCTAAAGACGATGGCTGGCTCGGCTGTGTTAACATCATATGAAGCTGAGATTTTGATTGCTTGCTTGATGATGCTAGTTGCATCACTTGCAGACTTAGGGAAATTGTAAGCACTGAGTGCGCCGTAGGCATAAGCCTGTCCTGAACCAGCTGCATAAATGCCTCGTCTATCTCTTGCCCAAGTCCAGTCCTGATCCAAGGCGTAGATAATTCCTGAGATTGCAATGAGCACCTCGCTTCCCAAATCGTTATCAACTGTGTAGTTCATTTCTTTGTAATGCTCTTGGAGCAGCGGGATAAACTCAGCAGTCATCCAACGATCCATGCCTTCTTGGTTTACATTGTCCGGTAACTTGGGATAGTCAAAGGCGTGTTGCAGGATTTGACCCACGCGAAAGTCACCAGCAATGGCGACGATGTATTCATTTTTTCTAAAAATTTTTCCAGCGTTTTTGGGCAAGTCGGTTATCTTTCCGCCGTCCACAACACGACTGTCACCACCGATGACAGCCCATGTTGGTCCCTGTATGCCCACAATGGTTGTCACAGTCGAGCGCCAATCCATTCAATGACATTGACAGTAACTGCGTTGCCCATTTGCTTATACCGATGGCTGTCAGCTTGCCCATCTGTCCAGTTATCTGGAAAACCTTGCAAGCGTTCAGTCTCCACTGGAGTAAGTCGGCGCACAACAGTTGAGTCAAGTACACCAGTTGATTGCTTTGTGCCTGCCCTTGCTGTGTGGTGCGTATCGCTAACCGAGTCATTGTATTCATCATATGCAACTGGCATTGTTATTCCCATCCCTTGTGATGTAGTACCAAGTGCAGGCGATACTTCGCCGCTAATTGGAGTTTGCTTCATGTGAAAAGCAATTGCTGGCACATTACCACCACCTGTTCCCCATCTGGATATAACTGTCTGAATAATAGGATCATCATACACTCGTACATCGTTCACGCGGGTGCCGTCTATGATGAGAATAGTCGTGCGAACATCGCCGTTATCAAATGCGTTCAATGTAGGCATTACCCCCCCCCGCTATCCATGTTTCATAATCGTCAACGCTTTGCGCTCTGCGACCTTTAGTGAACCACAACATTGTCTTCTGGTCGCTTGTAAGATGTAGCTGTAAGAGTGGTTACGCCATTGGAATAGCCAGCAAAACTTGTCTGACCAAATGCCATCATGTCTCTAGTGCGCATAGCGCTTAGAGTCGGTGCAACATCCTCAGCGGGAAAGTCATACAGTTCAAAGTTGCCTACGCTTGGGCTACCTTTTCTAGCGCTTTTTGTAGCGCTTCTGGCAGAGTCTTGCCCCGCTTGTTGGCTCTGCGTAGTATCCCCTCGGCTGCTTTTGCGCTCAATGAATATCGGGTTGGCGCTTCGGTCTGTAACACTTCCGACAATGAAGACTCGACGACGGCGTTGGGGTACTCCAAAGTATTGGCTGTCCAAAATTCTCCACTCGATGTGGCTATACCCTGCGTCGGCCAATGTAGTGAGGACTGTTCCAAAATCGCGTCCTTGGTTGCTTGATAAAAGTCCTGGGACATTTTCCAAGAGGATTGTTTTTGCTTTAACTTCTTGCGCAAATCGTATAGCGTCCCAGAATAATCCACTTCGTGTCCCAGCTCCTGCTCCAGCACGTTTGCCAGCAACGGATACATCTTGGCAGGGAAAGCCCCCGCAAACAATGTCAACTCGTCCAATTAAACCAATCTCCTTTGCCCATTCAACAGCAGTAGTTACATCATCATGCATCGGTACATCAGGCCAATGCTTCTTCAAAATCTTTTGTGCATGCTTGTCAATTTCTACTTGACCAACGCATGTGTGACCTGATCGTTCAAGTCCAAGATCAAAACCACCAACGCCAGCAAACAAACTAACGAATGTACTCATGCTGCGATCCGTTCATCAAACCAATCCTTGCCATAGTGCAAGTATAGATCATTCACATCCTCATTGCCTGGCAGACCCACCACGATGGCAGCTGGCAGATCTTCCTTGATCCGCTTGGCCAGCTCTTGCCCTGGGTTACGACCATCTTCCTTCACGTCATTATCAGCAAAGATTAAGACTTTCGTATATGGCTCAAAGAGTTTAGGAAAGTGCGCTTTCCATTGGCTAACACCAGCCACGCCCACGCTAGGAATACCAACACACCCAGAAAGAATGATTGTGTCAATCTCTCCCTCGCAGATAGCGATTGTGTCTGATGATTTATGCAAGTCTTGCACATTGAATAGTCCAATCTTTTGACCTGTTGGCCATAGGTACTTCGGTGTACCGCCATCAATCCGGCGAAACTTTATTCCAACCACTCCAGAAGGAGTGCGATAAGGAATACTAAGCATGCCCACAGCATGCTCATGACCAACACTAGGCTCTACCACGCTTCCAAGCTGGTAGGTACTTGCCACCTGCGGGCTTATTCCGCGCTCCTGTAGGTAGGACAGAGCCTGCGGCTCTATGTGGTCCGCGTACCTTTGCGCTGCTTCCGTTAGCAAGGCTTTCTGCTCTGCGTTTAACATCGGTAAACTCCTTTAAGTTTTCTTTACGGGCGACCAGATCATACACATCGCCAAGTAATTGGCAAACAAGACAGTTGTACTGTTGCTTGTCTAAGTTATATGCGGCACTGGCATGGCTATCGTCATGCACTACACACTTGCATGGCACCCAGCCATACCGCGCCGATACATTCAATCCATACGCTTCGAGTATTGCTCCAAGATCAGGCTTGGTCATCGAAAGGT